TCTCTGGTTACGAGCATGCAGGTCTCCTAATGAAAAAGGGGAGGCTTTCACCTCCCCCTACTTATATCAGCGTCCGATTGGTTGGTCTTTCATCTTCTTAGCAAGGGCAATGACATCATACCTATCGATGCCCATGTCCCTCAGATCACGATCAGTTAGACGCTCTAGGTCACCAAGCTCTCTACGGAACTTGATGGTGTTACGGATCCACTCACCCGCGCGAGCGGCCGAGCGGCATACCATATTGGTTTGCATTTAAATTACTCCGTGAGGAATTGCTTCTTATCAGCCTTCTTGGTGTCCTTAGAAACCTCAGCCTCGTCAGCAATGTCGATCTTCTTTGGCTTCTTTGATTCGGGGATCACGTGCTCGAGCCAAATCTTGAGCATACCATTGATGAGGTTGGCGTTGTTGATCTCAACATTATCGGCCAGGGTGAACTGGCGTGTGAAGGCACGGTCGGCGATACCCTTGTGGAGATATGTGTTGGTCTCATCACCAGAACTATCCGCATCCGTCTTACCCTTGATGACGAGCTTGTTGTCCTCAAGCGTCAACTCAATGTTTTGCTTAGCGAAGCCAGCAACAGCCATCTCGATAACGTACTTGTTATCTTCGACCTTCTTGAGATTGAATGGAGGATAGGATGCAGCGGCGTTGTTAGCGAGCCACTCTGCGTTGTCTTGAAGGGTCTTGACTAGCTTGTCGGCTCCGACGAAGTAGCGGTCGAAGTAGGTGGTGTCAAGGTTATAGGTCTTCCAGTGTGTCATGTTCTTCTCCTTGTAAAGCGAGATGTTGATTCATGCACCCCATTAGGCGATGCACGTACTATATATAAACACTCTGTTAGAAAAGTCAACCCCTAGTGGAACTTTTTCTTCATTCGCTCCTTCGAGGTGACGTAGATAGCCATGTTGATGTTGTCTATGACATAGATGGGAGAGAGATTGTTCTCCTTGAAGATCCTACCGCTCTCTAGAGCATAAATAAAGGAGTTGTTTTTCTCCTCACGCGACATGTCCTTAGCGGACTCCTTGATGACTCGCTCAGGTACGATCTGCATCGCCGGTAGTTGTTTTTCCATGTACACCTCAAAGGGAACGATAGCATGTTTGGACTAAGCAAGTTAGCCATATATCTAATTATAGCACTGTTCTCAATGGGTGCTGTGACGACGACGTACTACGTCTGGAAGAGGAACATCCAGCATCAGGCTCTGCTTGAATTCAATCGACAGCAGATGGAGCAGACGCAAAAGGATCAGGCTGAGTTCATGCGCAGGCAGCAGGAGATAGCAGATCAGCAAGCCGAGGCTGCTCGTGCTCTTGTTGAGAGGAATGAAGAACTTAATAGAAGAATGAGCGATGTAGATCGCTATCTAACATCTGGACAAGCGCAGGATAGACCAGCCTCTGACGTTCTAAAACAGACAATCGAGCGTCTTAGATCAGGAGCAAGCAGATGAGAAAGTTTGTATTGGTTGCTCCACTGTTCCTAGTCGCGTGTGCTAGCGAGCCTGTCGTCGTAAGATCAACCCAGTATCAGGTTGTGATGCCACAGGAGAGCATGTTCAATTGTCCTACTGTAGCATCCTTTCCTGATTCAAGAACACTCACAGACGTTCAGGTCGCTAGGCTGATTGTGCAGTTGTATCAAAACAACACGACGTGCAGAAACTCAATGAACACACTAAGACAGTTCCTAGAGAACGCTAAGAAGACTGCCGAGGCTAACAACCAAGAGGCTGATTAAGGTCGGTAGGACTTTCCATAGATATCTACCTCTAGGCGATGCCAAAGGACTTGGGTGTGTTGTTCGTCCCCCTCCTTGATCGCCTTCTTCAGGTCTTCCATCGTCTGCAGCAGCCTGCGCTTGTAATCGCTCATTGCTTGCCCCTCAGCTTATCGGTCATATATTGAACAAGATACCTTACACCCATCCAAGCCAGGACGGGTATGGCCATGAGATATAGCAAGAAAACAGAAGACAACCCTATCACTCCTGGACCAATTAAAAGAGTGTTAATAGCACAGAGCTCTAGGTTACCATGCATTGCGTTGCATCCTAACCAAAGAGCAAACTCTTCAATCATAGCTGGGTGCAATCCTCACATCAATCCCTACGACCAGCCATATTGACCTCTTCGATCACTGGGCGACCGACCATGTTGATGGTGCTGTTGGCTACGACGCGTGAGAAGTCTACAGCCTCAAAGAAGGTCGGGAACTTCTTCACACGCTCAACGAGCATGCCAAAGTTCTGCGAGTTGCGGTCGTTGTTCACTTCCATGTAGGTGCACTTGTACTTAACCATCTGCTCTTCTCCTTTTCTATCGTATATAGGTATTATACCACAGTTTTGCAAAAAAGTCAAACAGTTTTTAGCCTCGACGAGACAGAGACCCGATCTTAGTAAGGTCTTCGTTCTTACCAAGAAGCTGCAGACCACCCTTGTTATAGAGTGGAGCCACGCGACTAGCCTTCTCTAGAATAGCAGCACGAGTAGCAGCCGACTCCTTATGCAGGTTGGCCATGATACCCTTGGCTCGTCCACCATCGACTATCGTGTTGCTCAACTGCACACCCTCGGTCTTATAAGAGGGAACAGCGATCTTATGTAGCTTCGCCTTGGTCAGCTGCTCACGATGCACACCGTTCTTACGCAGCCATGCCTCATGCTCTGCCTTAGCCTGGATCTGCTTCGCAGACGGCTTAGTAGAACGACCCGTCTTGGTCGTCGTGAAGTGCGGCTTCATCAACTGCATCGTCGTCGCTCCTGTTGATCTGGATGTTTTCCAACATTTCCAGCGCTTGTTCTTCGCTGAAGTGCTTGAGGATGTTACCCTCGAGCCAGCCGATATACCTACCGAAGTGCCACAGCCTCTCCTGTGCGGGACGGATTTTATCCTCAGCATCTCGCTGACAGGAGGTCCAGATGTAGTCCAGTGCAGCACGTAGCAGCAATTCAGTCTCAGGCTTCACTGCATTCCCTTTCCTATCTAATAGAGTTATTATAACCCAGTCTCATAAAAAAGTCAACAGCAAAAAAACCTAATAAGGTGAATGGTTTATGTTCCGGTATTCGTAAGGGGGATCATTGGGACCCGCATGTGGCAGAGCACGACGCTCGATAGTTTCAAACCACACGTTCTCTACCGTACTAAGATCGGTGTCTTTGATGGTCACCGGGTGCCAGGCAAACCACCGGTGCCAACCATCAATGTCTCTACGATTCCAGCGCATCACTTCCTCACTTGCTTTGCATTTGGGTGCACCTTCGTGGTCAACTCAAACGCATTGTCTTGACTGGTAGTCCATCGCTTACCGCACTCGTGACAGTGCCACTCCATCCAGAAGGTGTCGGCGCTGCTCCAGCCATCACCGCCTCCTTCATACTTGTATGTGAGGTCACCCTTGTGCTCGCATTGATTCTGAAGTACTCCAAGAGTATCGTAAGCGTTCTTAATGATCAGCTCAAGAGCTTCTCTCTTCTCTTGGATGGTCCTCATACGATTTGAGAGCTCGGCTTTGGAAGAGGCTTCCGAGGACAGGTTGGGTTCTGGCATTCCTTGTTGGCGCCAGGAGGGCAAACGCATCCAGCAGACATCACGTATATGGGACCTGGCAATATCTGATTGGTGGAAGGATAATATGGCCAGGGGATGTTACCAGCTGTGGGTGGAGTGTAAACCGGATTCATCATGGGCGGTGTAGAGGGAATAGATTTGGCCTGTCTCATGCACGGTCCACTGGTGGTGCAAATCTGCCACTCATATAACCCACATGTGCACTGTGATGGGAACGTCATGTGTTTCTCCTTACAACATCATACCAGGAGTAGTGAGCACCTCTCGGTCCTCCAAACACTAGCCAGCGGCGCAGACGCTGCTGGAACGGATGCCGGGCTGGTGGCAAGCGCCTTCTACTTCTTTGGCTCATACCACTGTGCATCCTTACCGCAGTAATACGACCTGACTGTAGAGGCAAAGTAAAAGTCCTTCCTCTCAGGCTTAATGCCATTCACGAGATAGAATCGCTCTTCATCCTCAACGTCGTGCCACATCTTCGTACAATTACCAAACTTATTGAAGCCAATCAGCTTGTCAAACCAACCAACCTTAAAGAACTTACAGTCCTTGCAGAACTTTATATCATCGGTCATTACACATGTCCTTCACAAAGTTAATAGCGACAGCGAAGTGCAGGATAGAGGCAGCCCACCACTTCATGTCAATCTCTGTAATCAGATAGCTGAAGCCGAGTACGGTAAAGCTCACGGCCATCACGATGTTAAAGATCTTCATTATCGCTTCACCGCCAATGCACAGGCTACGGATTCAGGATTGATGCAAGCAGTCTGAATCCGCGTCTGTTGTATGAGGGTATGGCTCTTGTGGTTGTTATAACCCATAAACGTAAGCGAGGCAAAGACAGCAATGCCAAGCACGATCAGACCGAGCTTGACCATAGTAGATTCACTCATGTACCATCTCCTTGAGTGTGTAAAGGGATGCGGTCCATCCCAGCGGCTAGCGCATTAAACCTGTCGGCCGCTTCGTCTCCGGCACACTCCACCGTCACGCCGGGATGGTTCATCGCCGCCCACCAGAGCATACACAGCTGGTTCCGTTCCTCGATGACAAGCCCAAGCTCATCTGCTGCATCACGACACACCTCAGCCAGAAGTAGGTGACCCTTGCGCTGTGCCTTCTCAGCCTCATCTAGCAGTCGGTCGATGATACTCATTGGCGATCCTTTCCTAGTGCGATACAAGCGGCTTCGGCAACGAAGGTGTTGCCTTCTCCGATGGCGCGGAGAAAAGAAAGGCAGTTGGTCAGCGCCGCACGCAGCTGGTCCCGCTCTGCCATAAGAACGCGTGCATTATGCTCCATGTTCCCAGCCTCACGTGTCTGCATGTCCGCATCCATGATCGCAGCGTTTCGATCAGCTAGTAGCATATAAAGAGTTGAGGCAGTCTCTCCGTGCATCTCAGCCAATCCGTGCGTAGAGTCAATATCAGCGTCAGGATGCTTACGAAGCCTCACTGCCTCATTTTCGTGCCACCTAGCCAAGCGGATAACGTCATCATCAACAATGTCGGTCATG